AAATCCAAATAATCTAGTTGGTTATTTCTATGGTGCTTTAAGTTGCATCATGGCGTCTTGGTTGATCGTTGCCTGTGTGCGATTGGCTATGGCGGGTTATTATTACACAGCTACGTTCGCAGATTTGCGACGAATACGTTCTGCTTTTCGTGGTTCACAATTGAGGTTAAATTGTCGTGGTACCACGCCCGAGCATGTCGAAAATGGTACTTTGAGAAATAGTGCAGTGTCTTACGCCTATTGGTTTTGCAAGCGTTATGGCTTGGAGCCGTACTGGATATCACCGCGAATGAAGTATGTCCGCGAAGGTGTTAGATATTTCAGGAAGCCGTATTGGTACACTGATGATCTCGAAGAGACCGAACATCCCGTGAGGGAGAACGATTTGTTGTTAATTTACGACGTGGACTATTATCTTACCGCTGGTGATTTTGCACGCTGGGCCTCTTGTTTTCGGCCCATGCTGCTTTTTACGTTTTCACCAGAAACTGTTTGCTCAAATGATTCAGAAATGAGCTTTAGATCATGTGCAGATAATCATGTTGACGTGTCTTATTCCGCAGGTGGGAATTACCACCATAAGTTATGGGATTTTGATTGTGAATACATTGGTTTCCAGGTTGGCCTCCGGCATTATTTATATGCCGTTGAACGAAAAAGGCTTTCCGCCACACGTGAGTTTATAATGCTCATACCAAAGTCTACCTGTCCAATGCGCTCTGGCGTTGATCCACTGTTACTTAAGAGAAGAGAGTTCTTTTCCGGCGGAATACAAATAGCCACTTTTAAACGTGTTGGGCAAGAGCCTGTTGTTCATTTTGCTCCAGAGAGTTCTTATGTAGCGAGTAAAGTGGAACTTAAGCATGTTGAAAATTGCAGGATGCGTCTGAAGGTCATGTCGAAACCGACAGCTCATGTTGTCGAGCGACATTTCCGTGAATTGATGCCAGATTATCTTCATTCCGTTTCAACTTTATTCCACTATTATCTCAATACTAATGATAAGTTGACAGCCCATACTATATTAGGTTACTCACGTGATGTTGACACGCTTGAAGAACCGCCGAGCGCTTATTTTGAAGCTCACACACCAGTTGATCCAAACGGTTCAGCACCTCTCCGTTCGCGTGCGAACGATGAGTGGTGCACCGAAGATCGAATTTCTAAAGTCCGTAGTTACACAGAGTTCCCCGCCATATTGCAGGAACGCCTTGACAAGTTTCTACTTAATTTTCAGCAAATTGACCCCGTACCAGCCGAAGTAGTTGAAGCTAACCAGAATCGTCCAAGTCAAAGGATGTTACGTGAACAGGTTGGCCCTGTTTTAGGCGATGCGTCGTTTAAAATTAAGTCTTTTCAGAAGCAAGAGGCGTATCCCAGTTTAAAGGCGCCAAGAAATATAACCACGGTGGATGCTGGTTTTAAAACTGTGTATAGCGCTTACACTTATGCATTATTCGATTATTGTCAGCAATTTGAATGGTTCGCCCCTGGCAAAGAGCCATTAGTTATTGCTGAACGTGTTTTGGATCTTGCAAGTATGGCCCCACTCTCCGAGGCTGATTATTCAAAGTTCGACGGCTCTAAGAGTCCTGCAGCAGTGCACATTGAGAGGTCTATATTGAACCTTTGTTTTCCCGATGGCACCGCTACTGAATTGTTTAACAAGCAACTTTATGCCAATGCTACCACTGCAAATGGCGTTAACTACAATGTTGGAACCACTCGTTTAAGTGGGAGTCCAGACACTACCATACTAAACACCCTAATAAATGCGTTTGTTGCATATTCCACTTTTGAGCATTATGATTTCCTGGTATCAGGGGATGATATTGTTTATTGTGATGATAACGCTGATATAGCAAAAACTGCTTCTGAATTAGGTTATAAGTTGGAAGTTGTTCGAACCCCTAAATTTCCGACATTTCTTGGCCGCGTTTACCACAACTTACCCGATGGTGCCGAATCAATCTACGATGTAAGGCGTTTTTCTGCTAAGAGTCCCGTTATAACTTCATTACAAGTTCCACCACACGTTGCTATCTCGCGGCGTGCTCAGGGTTATTTGAAGACGGACCCGAATACGCCCATTGTAACTGAATGGTGCCACACTATGTTAAAACGTTATGGCAAATGTGACGAAGATAAGTATGACGCTTCAATCGATATGCCTTATTATGCAATGTGTACTAGCCCTTATCCTGTTAGCACGTGTGATTTAACTGATGTTGCATGCGAGCTATTGGATTGTGAACCTAGTTTTATTGAACATATGGCGGTCAGTTTTCTTGAGGGGGCTGATAATATGGTCGTGAAGGAATTGATCATCCCTCCTGGCGTCGTCGTTAATGGCGAATCGTCCCCTTCGTTAATTGAAAAACCCAAAAGAAAATTGATCAAGAAAGATGGCAGTGATAGAAGTACTGGCAAACCAATCCTCAAAACCCCGTCGTCGGGGTCGTCGAGGAAAAGGTAAGCAAATAGTGGTCGCTGCGTCAGGAAGTCGCTCAAACAACATTGTGTTGCCCGTTAGAGGCACCACTGTTGTGCGACAGCCTGAGGTCAGATTGGTGCAAACTCGTGCACCTAAACCCAAACTAATTCCACAAAATAATGGTCTGTCCCAATGTGGTGTTGATTTCTTAAAGTGTGCATTTGCTGCACCTGATTTTGATTCCACAGGATCATTGGGTATTCCTGATAATTATGTTGGTCGAACGTTGATGTCCAACCAAACTTTGGTTTCCAACCTTTCTGCCCCACATAACATGGACACGTATATAGTGGTCTCTCCGTTCTTCGGTTCTGCTTATTTGACTGCTACTGTCAACACCGGTGTGCAACCTGGCACTTTAACTTCGGTTAATTGGCCCGGTTATGCTAATTTAGGCCTCGGTGTTGCTCCAGCAGGTTTAGGAACGGTTGGCAAATTTAGGTACGCTTCATTGTGTGCCGAGATACAGTCAACTATGAACGAAATGTCATGGGCTGGTAATATTACTTGCTATCGAATCCCCATGACGATGACCGTTACTAATGCGGCCAGTGTCCCCTCGACCCCTTCCGTCGTTCTTAATTTTGAACCCGGTGGGATCGGCAATCTCAGCACTGTTCCTTTTAACAATGTTTATACTGCACCCTTTAATAAAGGTGCCTATGCAGTTTCGTATAATCGTTCTGGAGCTTTTGATTTTGTTGAAGTTGTAGGAGACAATCAGGATACAACAGCCACGCGTGTTTATTCACCTGGTACAGGTACCTCGTTAACTATGCCTTACCGTGGGCACGATAATCTTGATTCAATAGTTTTTAAGATTAGTGTTCCAAATGTTGCTGTTGACCAAAGCTTTATACTTCGTACATGGGCTTGTGTTGAACTTCAGGTCGTTCCTAATAACTTTATTTATGAGTTTACGTCCCTTTCTTGTCCTCATGACCAGAGAGCATTGGATTTGTATAAACTCATTGCTGAACGATTACCTGTAGCTGTCCCTTACGCAGATAATGCTAGTTTTTGGTCCAAGATTTACAGTTTCATACGGAGTTTGTCCGCTGGTTTGTCTAAAGTGCCTGGACCGATTGGTGACATTGCTTCAGGTGTTAATATGATAACATCTGGCATTTCTTCTTTCCGCGTTTAATTATTATTTTGTTCTGTCGTTTGCTGGCTTCTTGACGCAGCGACGGTCTTGGTGTTCACCCGTTAAAATTGAACTACCCTGTAGAGTGTTCCAGTTCTGAACCTAC